GTAAGCGGGTGCGCTGGTGCCTTGAAATCTTCCAGGCGAAGGTATTTCTGGCCGTTCGCCGGCAGATAGAATCCGGGCAAAAGTGAGAGGTATGTTAAATATTTTTCAAATAGAGTTGAAAACGGGCCAGAAAAATGAATAATCCATTCATGCTTGGCAGAGCTGCGCCACGATGGCAGCGACGAAAAGCCTTTATCAAACAAATTCTGAAACCTCGCTTTGGCGGGGTTTTTTATTGCCTGCATTCTCCATCCCGTCGCTTGGGAGAGTGCTATAATGATCTTGAAACCTAATTAGAGTGACGCGGGCAAACGCCCAATGTGTATACAACGGCATTTACGACCAGCATTCACTGCTGGTCTTTTTTTTTCCGCCATTAGCTCAACCGGAGAGAGCACGGAGCTTCTACCTCTGTGGTTCGGGGTTCGAATCCTCGATGGCGGACCATTGCATCGCTTCATTCTTAATTAAGTATTTCTCACACCAGCCCGTAACCACAATGGCTAGACTCTCCTCACAGTGAGGGAGGGAATGGCATGATAGAGGGATTTTACTGGATACAGCACAATGGCAGAGTTCAGGATGCCTACTATACCCATGGAGAAACGGAAGACCTTGAAACGGGTAAGACCGTAATCGGTATTTGGCACCTGACGCAGGGTGATCCCATTTGTGATGACGGCGAAGCAGAAGTTCTGGAAGGTCCTCTTACACCATCATGATCTCGTCGGTCGTTTCGGAATCTGATGAAGGTAGTCGTTATTCGAATGCGTTCCCTGCAAATAGAATTTAG